CGGTGAAGGTGGCCGGTAACAATGGTCAGACCGCCCTTGAGCGCATTGTTATAGGTGGCATGGATTCCGTTGTGCCACCGATGCTTGACCATCACGTTGCTGTTGATTTTCAGCGACCACGCAAAATCCCATTCATTGAAATGATCCGACAGCCTCGCCACCACCCCGCCAAAGTCCGAGGCGTTGTTCACAAGGTAACGGTCGAACCGAGAGCAATGGTTGCCGATGTTCCAATCGAAAGCGCATTGTGTCTTGCGGACATTTGCCGCTAGGACAATCTCGTGCATCCGGTCGCGGCAGGCGTCTAGCTCTTCCTTGACGGTCGGTAGGGTTCCCCATCCGTGGGGGTCGTGTCGGGAGATTTTCGCGCCATCAAACACGTCGCCGTTGGCAATGATGCGCGTGGGTTTTAATTCCTTGATCAGCTCTAGCAGGGCAAGATTTGCGACCGTCTTCTCACCGGGCCAAAAGTGAGCGTCGGAAAAGACAACGACCGATCCGTTGTCAATTGTGGCTTGACGCTCTCGCGCGTAGGACCAGCCTTGGGGGTACAATGTTTTAGATGATTGCCTAGGGTTTATGGCAATTGTTGGAAGCGAAATGCCCTTAGCTTCTATTCTAAGTCGTCGTCGATAAATTGATCTCTGATCAATGCCTAAAATTTTCTGCACTTCAACGGGGGACCCCCTGGCCTGCTCCCAGGCTGCAATAAACTCTTGATCGTTTACCTTGGTCATGGGCCCTCACGGGTTTAAGGAAATAGCAGAATTTTTTCCTCACCGCCACGCTTTACACCACGACTTAGTCAACTTTTGCGCTAAACCTTACAGGTTAATAGTTTCAGTTTTAGAAAGAAATAAATAATGAGCAACATCAACCGTCCCCATTGTCTTCAGCCTACAAATTGCGTAGCCACCCCCCGAGGGGTTCATTGCCGATCATGCAATGGAAAAATCCACGTGGCTAATATGTACACAAAGCCAGAGCACAGGCGTCGCCTTATTGAAGCCGGGGCAGCTCGCTTTCGTGGCAATTCTGAGATTGCTAAAAAAGCCGTCAACGCTCGAATTGCTAAAAATTACGCACGACTAGGAATTGAGGAAAGCGAGACTGACGAATACCGGGCCCTGCGAAAGCGAGGGTTCCCCAGCTCCGAGGCTGCGAGTATTATTATTGCAAGCAGAAAAAATAAGCCCCCTATCGGCTAACCCACGGTCAATGCTAAACCTAACGCCCTATTAAATGGATTTCATGCATGCCGAGACGAAAACCTAAGGTTCCAGGCAAGGTGGGCCACCCGCCGCATGTGCCCACGGAGACATCCCGGCACCGCGTCTTAAAGTTAGCGGGCCAGGGTTGGACGTATGATGATATTTGCGACATGGAGGGCATAGGCCTTAATTCTCTGCGAAAATATTACTCCCATGAAATAAAAACGGGGAAAAAAATTGCCCTGTCTAAAGTTATTGAGACAATGTTTGGCATTGCCACCAATCCTGATCACCGGGGGTGCGTGTCCGCCGGTACGTTTATTCTGAAAACGCAGGCGGGATGGCGCGAAACCAACCGCACCGAAATCACCGGCGCGGACGGAAGCCCCATTCAGCTTCAAGCAACAGCATCATCCATTGATCCCCGTGATCTTTCCATTGAGCAGAGGGATAATCTGCGGGAAATACTTAAAATTGCTATGGTGGCGCACACTGACGCTGAGGACGCAGAGTTTGAAGAAATTGAAAACGATGACGGTGATGAGGCGTGAAAGTCGACATTGGTAATGGCGTCCTGATCGACCCAGAGGAGCAGCTTAAAGCCCTGGATCGTGCGGAGTACGAGGACAGCCTGTATTTGTTCCTGACGCAGGCGTGGAAATACATTGACGCCTCCCCCTGGACCGACGGCTGGCCCATTGAAGCCGTGGCGGAGCACCTGCAGGCCGTTGTTGATGGAGATATCCGTAGACTGATAATAAATATACCGCCCCGTTGCGGAAAATCGTCAATAACTTCAGTAGCTTTCCCCGCGTGGACGTGGGCGCAGCCGGAGCGTCGACCAACGTCTGGGCCCGGCGTTCAATTTCTGCATGCCTCCTACGCGCAGCAGCTTACTTTGCGAGACAGTGTTAAATGTCGGCGGTTGATTGAAAGCCCTTGGTACCAAGGATACTGGGGCGAGCGGTTTAAATTAAACAGCGACCAGAACACCAAAAGCCGGTTTTCTAATGACCAGGGGGGTGAGCGACTAATTACCTCCGTTGGCGCAGCAGTGACCGGCGAGGGCGGCTCTATTATTGTCGTCGATGACCCCAATGCCGCCTCCGAGGCCTTCAGTGAGGCGACAATCCGCTCGACAATTGAGTGGTGGGACGGGGCCATGAGCACCCGCCTAAACGACCCGAAGACTGGCGCATTTGTGATCATTCAGCAGCGCCTTGCTGAGGATGACTTGACGGGTCACATTCAGGAGCGCGAAAGCGACGGCTGGACGCAGTTAATTTTGCCCATGCGCTACGAGCCCGACCGCGCCGTTCCGACTAAAATTGGCTGGTCTGATCCCCGCAAGGAGGCGGGTGAACTGCTGTGGCCCGAAAGATTTGGCGACACGGAAGTTACCATTCTTGAAAAGCAACTCGGTCCATTCATTGCCGCAGGTCAGCTTCAGCAGCGCCCTGAGCCCGCAGGCGGTGGTGTTATTAAGCGCGAGTGGTGGCAACTGTGGGACAGTGCCACATTTCCGCCAATGGATTTTATTGTTGCCTCCTTAGATACTGCCTACACCTTAAATACTGCCAATGATTTCAGCGCGCTGACTATTTGGGGCGTATTTTCAGGCGACACAGTCGCAAATGACATCCGTGGCCTTGATGACGTCATGGAGCGACGCTACACCGAGGGCGTTCCTCGCGTTATGCTGATGAATGCGTGGCAAAAACGCCTTGAATTGCATGAATTGGTCGAAGAAGTCGCCGCATCGTGTCGAAAATTGAAGGTAGATAAGCTAATTATTGAAAATAAAGCCGCCGGGCACTCAGTTTCTCAGGAATTAAGGCGCTTATACGGAAGCGAACGCTTTGCCGTGCAGCTTCATGACCCAAAAAGCATAGATAAACTTTCCAGATTGTACTCAATTCAGCATTTATTTGCCGAAAAAATGGTCTACGCGCCTGATCGGGCGTGGGCAGAGATGACCATTAATCAAGTGGGGCAGTTTCCAAAGGGAAAGCACGATGATATTGTGGACACAGTGTCCCAAGCCTTGCGACATCTTCGGGATTTGGGTCTTTTGACCAGGGCTCCCGAAAGAATTGAGGAATTAGAGTCCATGAAAGTCTATCCTGGCGGGAAGCCGCAGCCTCTTTACCCCGCGTAGGTCTTAAAATGATTGAAGCGGTTGAAGTTAGGGCATCAGCCTCGGTTGATATGGTTAAATTTGGCACGCCCCCGACTTGGGAAGTGACTGTTTGGGGCGAGGAGCCCCACGATTGCCGCCGGACCTACATAATTATTGCAAAATCTGATAGTGAGGCCGCGTTCGAGGGCATCAGTCAGTTTGTTGACGAAATGCAGAATTTAGATAGCGCCAACAGGGAAGACTGACATGGCTATGACGCCGGACCTAAGCGCCAATATCCGCCAATCAGGCCTGGGTGGCGCTGAGGCGGCTGACGGTGATGACATTACGGTAGAAATTGCTGAAGGCGCTGGTGACGTTCCTAACGTCGACGAGCGTGGGAATGTTGTTCAAATTGAGCACGACGACGGCTCTGTAACAATCTCTCTAGACGGCACACCCCTTAATGAAGTCGAGGATAAGGGCCCCAGTGGTTGGTTTGACAACCTCGTGGATGACATTACCGAGGGTGAATTAAGCCGCATTTCTGAGGACTTACTTCGGGGTATTGATGAGGACCTCAACAGCCGCAAGGATTGGATTGAGGAACGCTCCACGGGCATTAAGCTACTTGGCCTTAAGATAGACATTCCCGGCCTGCAGGGGGCCTCAGACGGCGCTCCTGTGGAGGGTATGAGCAAAGTGCGCCATCCCCTTCTTCTCGAGGCTGTGCTGCGCTTTCAAGCCAATGCAAGGTCTGAACTTCTTCCGACTGACGGGCCGGTCAAAATTCGAAATGATGACAATCAGGCTGACGTCGCTGAGGATACGCTCGCCAATAGCCTTGAGCGCGACCTGAACCACTACCTAACATCCGTGGCAACTGAATATTACCCGGATACAGATCGCATGCTGCTGATGCTGGGCTTTGGCGGCACGTCTTTTAAGAAAATTTATTTCTGCCCGCTGCGCAACCGCCCTGTTAGCGAGACAGTGGATGCCGATGACCTGATTGTCAGCAACAGCGCCACCGACTTAGCCAACGCCAAGCGCGTGACGCATCGAATTATGATGCGCCCTTCGACCGTGAAGCGCATGCAAATTTTGGGCGTCTACCAAGACGTTGAACTTGGCACGCCCCTGGCTCCAAAATTAGACAGCCTTAAGCGCGAAGAGAAGTCGCAGCAGGGGCTTACCGAAACTAATCGGCCCGATGACTACGACCGGGAGGTTTACGAGTGCTACTGCGAGCTTGATATTGCAGGCTTTCACCACAAGTGGAGGGGCAAGGTATCCGGCCTTGAGGTTCCCTATCGCGTCACAATTGACGTTTCGTCCCGGAAAATTTTGTCAATTGTTCGAAACTTTAACAAAGTTGAGGACACGCTTCCCGACCAGCGAAAGACGTTTGTCGACTACACGTTCGTGCCCGGTATTGGGTTCTACGGCATCGGCCTTTTGCACATTCTTGGCAACACCACCAACGCCATCACCGCCGCGTGGCGGGAAATGCTCGACAGCGGCATGTACGCCAACTTCCCTGGCTTTCTTATGGCTGACACTGGGGCCCGCCAGAACACTAACATCTTCCGCGTGCCGCCCGGCGGCGGTGCGTTGGTGAAGACCGGCGGCCTTCCAATATCGCAGGCCGTTATGCCTTTGCCGTATCAAACCGGCGGTATGTCCGCGCTGATGCAATTAACCGACTCAATGGCGCAGACTGGCATGCGGATTGGCGGCACGTCTGAGCAGCAAGTCGGCGAGGGGCGCGGCGAAATGCCGGTGGGCACGACGCTGGCTATGATTGAGCAGGCGACCAAGGTTATGAACGCCGTGCATAAACGGCTTCATTCCTCGCAGGCTATGGAGTTTAAGCTTCTAGTGGAGTGCTTTAAGGAGCACCCAGAGGCATTTTGGCAGCGCGTGGGCCCATCTAAGACCAAGTGGGACGAGGACACCTTTCTTAAAGCCTTGGAAAATTGCGACCTTGTGCCGCAGGCAGACCCCAATACATCCTCGCACGGTCAGCGGGTCATGAAGGTTATGGCTCTAAAGCAACTTCAGCAGGGCGCGCCTGATATTTATGACCCCGTAGCCGTTGACCGCGCCGCCTTAATTACGCTGGGGTGGAGCAACCCGGATCAATTCCTGAAGAAGCCAGGAAACGACCAGCCGAAGCCCGAAATGCTTAAGGCTCAAGCTGAAGCCCAGGCGAAGGGCAAGTCCGCCGACGCCGAAATGATGGACGCGCAGACTAAGGCTCAGGAGCTGCAAATCAAGGCGCAGCAGGGCTTCTTTGCGCCAAAGCCAGCACAGGGGCTATCAGGCGGGCAGCCTGAGCAAATAAGCCCTATGGATATGCTTACCGCTAAGGCCAAACTTATTGATGCCGAGACGCGGCAGAAGCAGCTTGGATTGAAGCACGCCGAGCAGCAGATGGAGGACCAGAACCGCGATCTTGACCGTCAGGGTCGCGAGCGCGTTCAAATGCTGGAACTTGCTCGCGATGTTGTCCTTCATCCAGAAGGTGAGGGTTTCGCCGACAAGACGATTAAAGAGGTTGAGAAATGAGCGGAAATCACCTCAAGAAAATGAAGCAGGCGGTCGATCTTGCGCGCAGCATTGCCAGTCGCGTTTCACCCGGTGTTGGCGACATGCCGCCCCCCACCCCCGGTAAGCCCATTCCCGTATTTCATGAGCCGGTGCCAGGGTTTGCTGACGGCGGGAAGACAGTAAGGCGGGCTATGATGGTTGCGCGGGCCATGAAGGCTGGTGGAGGCGAGCTAAAATCTCCTGACGCAGGAATTTCATTTGAAGCTGTGCCCGGAGAAAATTACGATCCTGCAATGAAGCAGCGTATGCAGGCGCTGCCGGAACATCACATTTCAGATATCACAACTGCTCTTCAAGGTGAGTTTATTCCTAAAATTATGCGTCATGTTGGCGCTCAAGGGCAAATTATGCCGCAACTGGGTGGATGGATGGGAGATACTAACCCATCCCGCGCCATTCAAGTTTCAGACCCTCTTAAAGCCGCGCAAGTGGCTAGGATTGCGGGCCACGTTTTCCGCCAAGACGGCATGATGCTATCTAGTATGACGCCACATGAGGGCTCATCGCCGCATGGCATTACGCGCATTCACTTGCCAAAAGGAACATCTACCAAAGACGTTGAGGCTCTTTACAAAAAAATTTACGAGCACATGGGCGCTGATGCGGCTTCTGGTCATTCAACTGACCTAAACGAGCGCACAATGGATATCGTCCATGACCCAGAAATGTCCAAATTAAGCCCTATTGATCACGCCAAAAAAGTGGACAAGATTATTGGGCCAAAATATGATGTAAAATCCCATGAGGGGCACGTTAGCTTTCCAAGTAGCGGAGATTATACAGATGGCGTATCTGGGTCATATAAAGGGTCCTCATTCCGATCACCCGTGGGCAAAGGGTATGAAGATCACCTTCAGGCCGAAGCCCGCTCTCGCCTCGAAAGCTACATCCAAGCAGCCGAGGCGCAGCGTGGACAAAAAGGACGCCTAAAACTTCCCACTGTATTTCCCTATCAAGCTGGGCCTGCGGCTGTTTCCACGCGCTTGCCTACTACGGCTAAAGCATTAGCTGGGGGCGCTCTTCCCGCCCCCGGTGCCCCACTTCAGCTTCAAACGGACGCTGCTTCTCAAAGGCAATCAATCGCCGATCATAACGCTTTGTTGGCGCACAACACCCATCCCGGTCTTAAGCCCACAAATGATCCAGACGAAGCTCGAGAAGCTTATCTTGATCTTACCAAACGCAATCTTCTGGCAATTCATGATCGTTTTTCGCCTGAAGCAAAAGTTACGTCATCTGGCTGGTACGACTCCGCAAAAAAAGTTGGCGATGCCATAGCTCACGATCATGGCCTGCCTCCTCAAGCCGGTCACGCCATTTTGGCTGTTTTATCGCCTCAAAACCCGTGGGATAACAACGTCTCTATGGCAGAGCGGACAGCAGATATTCTTGCAAACGGGCAAAATCATCCTTGGACGCCTCAAATGGAAGCGGTGGCAAACCGCATTTTTCCAAAATCTAAAGATGCGAAAAATCTTGCCAAAATTAAAGGCAGAACTTTAGGAGAATTGAAAAGCGGAACCGATGACCATACGCTTCAAGCTATGTGGATACGCGCGTTTGACGAAGCCCATAACGTCAAGAAATACAAGTCAATTGACCCATCTGGAAAATTCACCACAACAAACAAAAATGCTTACACGTGGTTTTCAACCAACCCAATCTCTAAAGCAGTTTCTATATTCCACGATCCGTCAGTGGAAAATATTTCTAAGCAATTAGGCGAAAAAAACAAAGTCCGAAGTTTCTACCAAAACATTTCTGACCCTGACGATCCCAATTCGGTTACGGCTGATACTCACGCGGTCGCCGCCGCGCAAGGCCGCCCGTTAGGTGCCAGCGCCAATGCTGTAAACCATAATTTTAGCACTTCGCCCCCTACAGAAGGGCGGGCGACAGACTGGATGCCAGCCAAAAGCGACGCTGAAACCGGCTTGCATGGCACTTATGGTTTGACGGCTGATGCTACGCGGCTAGCGGCTCACGAGCGCGGTATTCTTCCTCGACAAATGCAGTCCATTACGTGGGAAGGCGCACGTAACCTGTTTGACGGAAAAAAAAGCAAAGACAACCAAGCCAGAATTGATGCTATTTGGCACCGGTATCGTGATGGAGAAATTTCGCATCATGAAGTCTGGGACGAAATTGAGCGCGTCATGGGCGGAATTAAAAAGCCTTCTTGGGCTGGGGCTGGCGCGCCTGCGGGCCCTGGAGAAGGCAAATCTTATTCTGGTCCCTTAGCGCACCCATCTAATCCCAAATCTATCCGCAAACCAGCCACAGGCTTTGCTCATGGCGGGGCCATTAAGCGGGCGCTTGAAATTGCGGCTCAATATCGTCGCTAAAAATCTGACTCGCGCTTGACACAAAATATGGTATGCATGCGTGATAATCGGGACGCCGGTTGATTGGAGATCGCCATGTCTGAAGCTACAAAGGCCGCCCGCAAGGCAATGCACGAGAAGATTGCCCGCATTACTCGGGCTGACCCAAAGCAGATTGTGGACGCATCCGGCTACACGCCGCCCGATGCCCTTGATGC